CCATCACCCCGAGCGGCACTTTGAGCACTTTTGACGCGGTGTATGCGGTTCCCATATAGTTCGACAGATGCCCGGCGCGCTTGGCGAAGTCTCTGTAGGAGAATCCCCGGTAAAACAACGCATCCGCAATCGCACGGTCTTGTTTGGGATCTCCCGTCCACGGCAACTCCGGCCAGACTTTCTTTGCATTCGCCGTGTGGAAGTCCCCGCTCTCGCAGGCATCGAGGAGTGCCCAGTCATCAAACAGCGCCCCACAGATAAACCCAACATCCCGCGCCTCTACTTGCTCAAGGTCTACATACCCGAGTCGGAACCCTGCATCAGCTTGGAAAACATGCCGCAAAGAAGGATCAATGTTTTGCGCATTTCTGCCGGTACCAAATGCGTTAGTGGAGGATGACGGCCGACCCGTTTCAGTACCAACAATGTTATATCCAGCCCTGAATCGTCCGTCGCTATCAAGGTCGCATTCAAACACTTCGAGTTGCTTTGTGAGATCACGAATTTGTAGGATAATATTGATGAGGGGAGTTGCGTGGATGTAGTTCTCCGAGAGCTTTTCCAACGCGGTGCGATCCACCGCGATGTGACGCGCGCCTTTGACGCTCTTCCACTGCTCAGGCAGATGCATTACTTCGTAGAACAGATGCTTCAGTTGCGTCGTCGAGGCGTGGTTCAGGCCCGGAAGCCCGAACCCGCCGGTGACGATGCGGTCGAACAATCCTGCGAGGATAGCAATCCGTGCCCGAAGCGCTTGCGCGGCTTCGTATCGGCCGAAAGCATCCACCGCGAAGCCCCGAAGCATCATGTCGAGATAAGGGGCTTGGAGCGCGCGGGTGAACGCATACTGCGGGGACCAAACGGGGGAGCTTGCGGCGTAAGCGCTCTTTACCGCGTCGAGGATCTCCAACGTAAGGCAGCAGTCCAGTCCGTTGTATATCTGCGCAGTTTCGGTCGCGGAGAACCCATCGTTGCTCTGAGAGATCTCCGCAGTGTTGACGAGCCGGGCGGTCATTTGTTGCGCTCAATCAACGCACGCAAGGATTCTACCGAGTACAACTCTCCATCAAGGCCACGAATTTCGTTTGTCTTGATAAACTGTGCATATTTCGCTATATTGATGGATTCGGCTTGCGCCCCCGCTTGCGCCGCGGCTTGCGCCCCCTCCCCCGTCCCGCGTCCTTGCGCTCGACGGATGATCGCCGCTAATGCCATCATCTGCGAGAACGTAAACCACGCAACAGCAGGGGCGCGTACTAAGGCTATGAGAGCTTCGAGCGAAAGTTCATCGTAGTTTGTCCCAAGTTCGTTTGTCATACCAGGTTCCCTTCCGCCACGCTCCCCCGGAGAAACTCCTGCACGGGAATTCCTTCTCTCCCGGCGAAGGCGATCTCACTACGCATCCCGATGCTGTTTTCCCACCCGGATAGCTTGAGCAACCACAACGCGGCTGCCCCGCGAAGCATGGCGAAGTTGTACTCTTGCCAGAACCCCGCGTCGGTGGGGAGCGCGTACCGGAGCGCGAGGGCGTGGCAGTGAACGATGGGGGAGTAAACCCAGATGCGCTCTCGAAGCAACCAAGCTGTCGCGCGTTCGGTCGCGAAGAACCGCTCTTCGCGGACGGCGGCGCTCGGAGCGGAGTACGGCGATGCGAGGTAGATGTAGGACATGGAACCGCTCCGGGTTAAACGAACCAAACAAGCAGCAGAACAGGCAACGCGAGCAGTGCGTACACTTTGGCCCAGGTTTGTAGTTCCTCATACGGTTCCATCGTCACAACCGTGCGGATAACCGCAGCGAGGAGTACGAGATCCCCTGCGCTGATGACGAGTCGTGCGGTAATGTAGGTCATTTAATTTACTCCTCTGTTGTCGCGAAGCTTCACGTCCTTGCGCCCGTACGAAAGTTTTGTTTAGGTTCCCCCACGCTCCTCACTCCTCTGCTTTGACACTTTCATCACTCCCTCGCTTCCGCATAAGCTTCCACGCGGGTTCATCGGTGTAGATACTGCCCAAAAACCCAAGTCCCTTCCGCATTTCAGGGTGGATCGCGTGGTGTAGCAGCATCGTATCCTCCCCACATGCGCGGATCGCATACCCGTCACGGAGCAACCACTGGATGTCATAGAGACCATTTTGAAATACCTTCTCGGCTGGGCTTTGCAAAAACCGCCGGACTTCACGCCGTGCGGCGAGTTCGTCCTCCGCAGTCCGCCAGTAGGACCGAAACGTCGGGGGATCCTCCCCGACGAGAACGAACGGAACTACGATCGCATTCCGGGGGGAGGAAGCAAACCCGATCGAAGTAATCTGCCCGCCTTTGGTTTCGATGTCGCATGAGAGCGCTTGCGCGTTCACGACGTGACGGAAGTACCACTCGCGGATGTCGGCGAGTTCCGGCGAGATCAGCACGGTTCTCTCGGGTCGCCGGAACTCCCTCGTCGCGCTTTCCCGCCATGATTTAATGAGGTCTGCGACAGCGACGCTCCGGGCAGACCATTGGCGGAGGATGTAGGAGGGATGGAAGGTTGCGAGGAACTTGGGTGGTCCGGGGTGAACGGTGCCGCGGATTTCGGTGTGGGTGCCAGCGGGCGGGGCGGTGCGAAGGGCAGCTACTAGGCCCCACAGGGCCGCTGTACCCAATGCCACCACTAGCGCCGGACGCGCGCTGGCGACCTCCGCACCAAGCCGCGCCAAATGCCCCGCGAACTCCCCCCTCATATAAAGATGCTTCGGACTCCGCACCAACGGCGGCAGCACTCGGCCGCCAAACACAACCCCCTTCCCCTCCGGTCCACACAACGCCTCAAGCTTGTTCCCCTGCGGTCGAAGGTTAAACACGTTTGTCAGGGCGATTCCATTCGCCCGGAGCCATGCTTCGCGCGCGGCGAGGAACGCCTCGTCGGAGGCGTAAATCACCCGCTTCGCGGAGGCATACCCCGCACCTGGGGCGATCCCGGCGTCGCCGAACATCCGGAAGAGTTCCTTCCCCGAGTGCCCGACGAACGGGACACGGTGGAGATCCTCACTTTCGCCCCAGGCTTCGCCAACGAATAGCACGCGGGGGGAGCGGGAGCCTGCCCAGGCGGAGAACAACGAAGAGGGGGTCACTTTGCTTCGTTCCAACGACGTATGAGTTCAAACGCAAAATCGTGAGGAAGTTGACCAGGGATAACGTAGCCGTGTTGTGGAACCGACGGATAACATAATCCCCCGTCGAGATTCCTTATGCCTTTATACGGCTCGATCGGTCTATCTTCTGCCACAAATACTCCGTCAGAACGTGTTCGATTCGGATACACAGCAAGTTTGAATGAAAAGTCCCGCTGTGGAACTTGTCCGTTCTCTTCCATTCGTATACTTTGTTTTCCTATCTCGAATAGAAACTTCATAAGATCATCGAATCGCTCTTGCGTCAGTACAATAGACTCATCTGTTGCAATATCGTAATACATGATATCAGCCATGTTGTTTTTCTCCTTTGTTTACACGGCGACAGTCAGCGCGCCGTAACGAACCACCCAAGAGAGCCCAGCAGACGAGTTCTCCCCATCCGAACAAATCCGCCCAGACTTCTTCGCGAGTACGAATATCGGCGCTGCTGCGGTCGCGGTCGCACATGCTACTTCCCCCCTTCCCCTGCCGCTGCTTTGCGAAGCGTCCGCGCTCGAAGCAGCGCTACGTTCGCTACCCGAACCATCTCAGGGTTCGTCTCGAGCCCCAGCACGCGCTCCGCGCGGAGCGACTCCGCGGCCCTGAGCGCGCTGCCGCTTCCGCATGTCGGATCTAACACACGGGAATGCTCATCACAAAACATCCCCATGAAATACCTCAACATCGGCTCGGGCTTCGCCGACATATGGAGGGAATTGTCGCTCGGAGCCGAGTACGCATCGGAGACATACTTCACAATCGGACGATCCCCCCGCCCGCCGACGAGACAGGTTTCGTAGACATGCCTCGGCGTGCCTGGGGTCATAAACCCCGCGTTGTCGGACTTGTGCCAAATGAGTGGGTGTCTGAGAAACGCAAACCCGGGGATGCGCAGCAACGCCGCACGTGTCTTCGCCTCGATCTCCACCCGGTTGGAGTACCAAAACATCACATGGCAGCTCTCTGATGCGAAGCGGTCGAACTGCGCAACAAACGTCGCCAGGAGATCGTCGTATAGCTCCCCTTGATCCGCGTATATTTCATGCTCTTCCCGGTGGATACGGTTCGATCCCCCCATCAACGTCGAGGTGCCGAAGTTAATCCCATACGGGAAGTCACAGTGAATTAGGTTGAACCTTTGCCCCCCGTATCCTGCGGCCCACGTTCGGAAATCTCCCTCAACGATGGGAAGAGAGGGTGTGGACAGCGCTCCCGCACTCCGTGGAATTGCCGATGCAGTCGTAGTTCGAACGCTATCGCCGCTATCGCTTTCGCGGTCTCCTGGAGCGCCAGGGCGATTAAAATCAACGGGAGTAGCATTAGCCCCAACGCTGCTACTGTTAGCCCGGCTAGCAGTTCCATTTGGTTCTCCTTCTCCTTGCGTGGTTTGCGTTGTGCTCACGCCCCCGCCCTCGCCCTGCCCCCCGCTTGTCCCAAGCCAGTCCTCGAGCGCACTCGCCCGCGCACGTTCCTGCCTCCGGAGGAGCAAATTATACGCCTCGTTCACCGTCGCGCAACGACGCACCGCGTCATCAAGCCACGACTCATGCACAAAGTGATACTTCCGAACATTCGATTTATCACTCCATCCAAGCTCCACTGCGGTTTCCTCATACGTATGCGAGGAGTTTTCCTCGCACAACAACCGATGCAAGCCGACGACCGCCTGGAGCGTCTCCTGCCAGGTGAGATCCCGCCGCTTTGCGTTTTCTTCGAACTCGATGAGTTGAACTTCTTTCTCCGTCGGAGCACGCGCGAAGCGAAATGGAATATCCGCTAGCCCGAGTTGAAGCGAAGCTGCGTAGCGACGCTCCCCGGCGTAGAGGATATGATACCCCCGAGAGTCCGGCTCCTCTTCGAGGATCACCGGCATTATCACCCCCCGAAGCGCGATGCTTTGGAGCAACCCTCCGGCCTCGGGGTCTGCTTCAGCTCGCTGGCGCTTCGAGCGGTTAACCCAGATACGCTCAAGGGGCATTTGCCCGAAAGTGTTGGTGATGGTCATTTGGTTGTGTTCCGTGTTGTGGGAGGGCGGATTTGGGGTCGAAAGGGCGGATTTGGGGTCGAAAGGGCGGCACGAGCCATTCCCGCACGTGCCGCCCTCCGGGCTTCGCCCAGACCCTAGTCCGCTCGTCTCTCCGTGATAACCTTCCCGTCAATCACCATCTTCACGTCACTCGCCTCGCCGGGCGTGCCGTCTTTCTTCGTGTAGCTGCGCCTCGCGTGGAACATCTCCACCTCTTGCCCGATGCACTCAGGCAGAAACTCCCCCGGCTGCTTTCCGCGCCACTTCACCCCGCACGCCTCGGCGAACATGGTGAGGTAGAAGTACGTATCCACCTTCCGGGGGTCCACGTTGAACTCCTTGAACACCCTTCGCTTCGTGACATCGAAGTCCCCCTCGACACCCGAGGGGAACCGCGTCGGACGGCATTCGATCGTGAACGTGCCGAGATCCTCACTCCATCGGCACGGACCGACTTTCCATCCAGCGATGATGACGGGGTAGATCCCATCGGGGAGTTCCGACGGGGGTTTTACTTCCTCCAGGTTCACGTGAGTCAGCGCAAGCATGTCGACCATTTGGGTTCGTTCCTTCTTTCGTTCCGACGCTTTCGCGTCATTTATCCGACCGTGGGGTCGAATTCTTACCGCCCGCTCTTTCAGCGGCGAGGTTCTCCGAGAAAGTTTTTCGTCTCCGCGCGGATTACACGGAGCTTCGCCGGAGGATACTTTGTAGTGTCCGAAATTGGTGTGCTCCTACGTGCATTGCGAGCGAGCTTGCGCCGAAGCATCTCGGTCTTGTGCAGTTTGTAAATATCGTGTTTCTTTCCCATCACTTCGCGCTCCCTGTGCTCCCCCCGCTCCCCGCAGGGCCGCTCACATCGCGGAAATACTCCGCAAGGCCCGTCGAGAGGTCATACTCCGCTCGCACCCGGAGGGGCGCGGGGGTCATCAACCTCACCATCCCGCCGGTGCTCGTCGTAATGACCCTCTTGTCGCCCTGTTGCTTCGCCAGGAGCGCATGAGAAAAATACTGCCCGATGCGGGGGCCGAGCTTATTCCCAATGCTCTGCGGAAACCCCGATGTGACCCCGGTTTCATCCGTGTTCATCGCGATGTGGCAGATGACGATAACATGACACTTCACCACCGATGACTGTAGCGTCTGCAACAACCTCGCGATCATAATCTGTGCGGAGTTGATATCCGGTCGTGCATCCATTGCCACGCTGCCGTACTTTGTCAAGTTTCCGCTCAGCGCTAGTTGCTGATCCATCGCGGCTTGTCCGAGGCGTGAGAGCCCGTCGAGCACCAGCACGTCCTTCGCCCCCCAGGTTCCGATGTTGCCAAACGCCCTCTTTGGCCCATCGTCCCAGTTATTCATCAACCCCATCGCCTTCCCCCAGAGATCCCCCTTGGGGATGTAGCGTTCCTTGCCTGTTGCGCCCGCGAGTACCATCGTTTCGTCTAGCGAGACGTATGAAAGACGCTCTGCGGTTCCTCGCGCTTGCTCGGCCGTCCAGAGCCCCGGCATTGCGCGGAGGTATGGGCTCTTCTCCGCGTTCAGCATGTAGTCTCGGAGGATCTGCACCTTCTTGTCCACGTCCATGATGCGAACGTTGTAGCCTGCGGCGGCAAGCGACGCGAGGGAGCCCGTCTTCCCCGAGCCGTAGTGGCCGAGGTAGATTATCTTGTTCGGGAGATCTTCTTGGGGTTCATTGAAGGTGGTCATCGGAGACGGGGCCTTTTTTGGAGCATAGTGATAAGCTCACGCATATCCACTACCATGAGTAGTCTAAGTCCGTCATGTACAATCTCTATCTTTACATCTTTTGAGATTGCCAGCGCTTCGCGAACCAGCGGAAGCAGTTGCAGTACCTCGTCGCGTTCGTTTGCCACGTACTTTGTCATTGTCCACCAATTTCGTTTTTGGAATGATCAATGACGCAATTTTCGCCTGCATCATCGGCAAACTGAACTTCAACCCAATGCACCGAGGTTGATTTATCTTCGTAATAAAAGGATCGAAGAATTTTCTTAAATTCTTCCCTCCTCGCGTTACCCGCGTCGCTCTCCGGCCACCCTTCTTTGCTTCCATCGGGAGGAACAAAGAACGACCTATAACCATTTGTCGCTTTTGGCGAAATTTCTGAAACCCACGAAAACAACCCCGTCGCCGCAAGGTGAGCAGCGTTAATTTGTTCTTCGTCCCAACTTTCAACTACGATGGTATGTGAACGCATCCAGCCCATCAAAGTTCTCCCTTCGCTGCCGCGCCGCCAAGTCCGAGTGGCCCCGCCCGCTGCGAAGGTTCCGTCCCACACACTTCGCGGAACCTACACCCCCCATACAACCCGCACACAGCGTCATTCTGGGGCCACTCATTCCTCTCGAACGCCTCGCCGAGCCTTCGCAGATGCACCCGCGCATCGCGAAGCCACTCTTCAAGCACCCCTGGTGGCCTCGGGACGATCTCCCGACGGAACTCTGTCCCCGTCGGCCCAACTGCGATCCCGTCGAGGATAATCCCGTCGGTTTCGACTCCAAATGCCACGAGGGCGGCCGCGCAATAGAGCGAGAATTGCCCGTCGGGCGTATAATTCCTCGCGGTTAGATACCGCGTGGAGGAAGAGGTTTTCGTATCCGCCACGTACACTTGCCCTTGAAACCTCACGATGCGGTCGATCGTCCCGACGAACGTGACGGGCTCTCCCGCAATCTTGATCCCGGCGTCAAACTCAAACTGTATCTCCACCGCAGGGCGGCCGGATGGAAGCACCACCGTCTCCGCCGCGTCGGAGGCGTATTGATCCACGTACCATACGAACGTTCGCAGCAAACTCGCTCGGTTTTTCAACGGATCGTCGGAGAAATTGCTCTTCCCGAGCGCAGTATCCCACGTTTCCGTAAGAAGAAACCTGAATGCTCCCTGGAGCGCGAGGTCATGCCCTGCCCCGCGGGCTTTGTTCGTCTCGTAGATCGCTTTGGCCTGATGGATGAGAGAGCCAAAGCGAAGATTAGGATCATCCGAAGGCTTCCCCTGCGCGAGGAGCACTTCGTAAAGGTACTTCCGTGGACACGCTTTGAAGATTTGGAACGTCGAGGCGTTCACTCGCGTCTGCACGCCAGAGGCGGAAAATTGGTCTCCGTAGAAGCTCTGCTTCGGCACGCGGGGGAGCAGGGTGGAGGGGTCGTACGGGGGGAGCAGGGAGCGAAGGAGGTTGATCAAAACAAACCCTCCTCGTCGGTGGAGGCTTCGCCGAACGCTCCCCCCAGCACTACTTTCGCCGCTGCGGCGCTTCGCGCTCCGCTGCCGCTGCCGCTGCCGCTGCCGCTGCCAGCGCCCTTCGCGGGCTTTGCCCGCCCCGCTCCGAGCGCACGTTCATACCTCTCCCGAAGCTCCTGAAGCGCTCTGATATACGCCATCTCGCCCGTCGGACCCATCTCCTCCGGCGACATTAACGCAAGTGCCGCAAGGGACACCGGCGACGCCTCGGCGAGAACCTCGGGGGAAGTTGGAAATTCATTCGTCATCGGGGAGTGCTCCGTCGTTTGGGTCCGAGTCGCCCGCTTCGCTCATTTCGTCGCTTTCGCCAGCTCCGTCGTGCGCTTGCGCGAAGAACCTCTCCAGGGACACTCCGCGAGGCCCTGGGGGTGGCTCGCGCTTGCGGAGGGCGTGCGCCGCTTGCGCCGCTCGCTCCTCTCCCGCCCCTTCCGCCCTGAGTGCTAGTCGCTCCCGATACGCCCTGACGGCCTTTCGGATGATCTTCCTGATCGCCACGCTCACCCCGAGCTTCGCCTCGCTCTCGCGCCCGAAGTGTCGCTGAAGAAACTCCCAATCCGCTTCGTATATCTCGATATGTCGAGATACAACCCCTTCGTCGTGCTTTCGGGACATCAGACGGGCCTCCGGGACGGAGCGGGCGACTTGGGCACTCCTTGCGCCGCTTGCGCTCCCGCCCGCCATCCTGCGTGGCGCTCTGCCGCGATCTTTACCGCATGGTCCTCATCGCGAGCCCATACGAAGTAAATAACGCAACC